CAAAAGTAATTGTAGTACCTGACGAGGTCGCAGATAATGGAAGCGGCGGAGCGGATAGGACTGAATCAACTGACGAGGTCGCAGATAATGGAAGCGGCGGAGCGGATACGGGCGTGGAGACTTAATCCAGTCCAGTTCGTGACGGAAGTATTTAACGCAACACCTGATGAGTGGCAGAAGGAAGCGCTGGAAGCCTTTGCCTCAGGCGATAAAGAGAAGCAGCGGATTTCATTGCGTGCCTGCAGCGGGCCAGGGAAATCGAGTGTCTTAGCGTGGGTCGGATGGAACTTCCTTTTGTGTTACGGAGAAACCGGGCACCATCCGAACGGCATTGCGACTTCTGTATCATATGATAACTTGAAAGATAATTTATGGAAAGAGTTTTCCGTCTGGCAGGGAAGGTCAAAGATCTTGTCAAAGGCGTTTGTCTGGACGAAGGAAAGAATCTTTGCAAAAGACCATCCCCCCACTTGGTTTATTTCCGCAAGAACGTGGTCGAAGAACGCCAATCCTGATGAGCAAGGACGCACGCTTTCAGGACTTCACTCCAAATACATTCTCTATTTAATCGATGAATCGGGCGACATAAATCCCTCTATTTTAAAAGCGGCTGAACAGGGATTGTCAAACTGCACGTTTGGGAAAATCGTTCAAGCCGGAAACCCCATATCAGAAGAAGGCATTCTCTATCTTGCCGCGACGAAGCTCAGGCACCAGTGGTTCAATATCAGTATTACCGGTGACCCTGATGACCCGAAGCGTTCGACGAGGATTGATAGTGATTGGGCAAGAGAGCAGATACGGCTTTATGGGAAAGATGATCCGTGGGTTCAAGCGTATATTCTAGGCAAGTTTCCGAAAGGAGGATTGCAGGGGATTATCAGCCCTGATGAAGTCGAAGAGGCGATGACGAGGAGTCTCAGGCCGGAAGTTTACAACTGGTCACAGAAACGGATTGGGATAGACGTGGCGAGGACGGGCGGGGACATGTGTTTTGATGATAAGACTGAGATTCTAACGAATGAAGGATGGAAATTATTTTCGATATTGCGTGGAGATGAAAAAGTATTTTCTGTTGGAGTAAATGAAGACAAAGCATCGTGGGAGAGAATTGATTTTCTACATAAGGCTGAATGGGATGGTGATATGTATTTGTGCCGGAAACGTAGTTTGAATTTTTGCGTTACGCCTAATCATAGAATGTTCGTAAGAACAAGTCCGAAGAAAAGAGAATATAAATTTGAAGCATACCAAGACTTGCCTAATGAATTTGTCATAAGAGAGAAAAATGGATGGTCTGGTCAAAGTCCGGAAATCAAAAAGTTCTTATGTGTAAAACAAATGCCGCATGGCGGAAAATTTACGAGAGAGTTTGTTTTCACAATGGATGATTGGGCTGAATTCTTAGGATGGTTTGTTAGTAAAGGATGTGTGTGGAAAGAGAAACGAAAGAACGGCAGATATAGAATTCTGATCGCACAAAAGGCAGGGACAAAGAAACAGAAGATGATTTCTGATTTGCTCGATAGGATGGAGGTTGGGTATAAATTTAAAGGCCATACTTTTGATTTTTCAAATAATAAAATCGGACAATGGTTGATTGAGCACTGTTGTAAATATGCTCGGAATAAACGAGTTCCAAAAGAAATTAAAGATGGAAGTGAAAGAATTATCCAAAAGTTTTTGGACTCATTTTTGCTTGGGGCCGGGTCAAAGAAAAAAGATGGTTCCGGCAGATGTTATTTCTCTTCAAGTAAGTTGTTGATTGATGATTTGCAAGAGATGCTTGCGAAATTGGGACGAGCAGGATTAGTAAACATTCGCCAAGAAGCTGGGAGTATTTTTTATATTGAAGGCAGAAAAGTTGTCAGAAAGCACAGAGTATATACATTGTTTGAGAGATCGTATTCTGGCGGGGCTAATGGAAAATATTGTTTTAAAAAGAATGTAAAAAAAATAAATTACAAAGGAACTGTCTGGTGTGTTGCAACAAATAAGGAGAGTATTTACGTTCGTAGAAATGGAATTCCAATGTGGAGTGGAAATACAGTTTTATTCCCCCGCCAAGGGCTTCAGGCATTCAAGCAGGTGAGAATGAAGCATCGCGTAAACGACCCTGTGTCTGTCGATATTGCGAACCGGGTGGTTGAAGCAAAGCTCAGGTGGCAAAGTGAGATTGAATTTTTTGATGATACCGTCGGATGGGCGCATGGGGCGATTGATGTGATGCGCGGATACGGGTATTCTCCGCAGGGAATTGCATTTCACTGGAAAGCGGATGATCCGAGATTCTTCAACAAGCGCGCCGAGATGTGGCATCGGCTGATTATGTGGATTAAAGGCGGTGGAGCGCTTCCGAAAGACGATTCATTCGTTAGGCAGATATGTACGCCGAAGTGGGGATTCAAGAATGGAAAAACCGCATTGGAAGAAAAAGAACAGATTAAAAAGAGGTTGAAATTTTCGCCGGATGATATCGACGCTCTTTCTCTTTCATTTGCTATTCAGGACTGCCCGGCTTCAAACTCACTCGAAATGCAGTTCTCAGGTGCCGGGAAACTATTATCCGAGTATGACCCATTTGACCCAAAAAGACTTTAGGTGTTGACAAATAATGAATTTTATGGTTACACTTTACTATGCAAACGGAAACAGTAAGTTTTCAAAAAGAAATTGCGTCCGAATGTTTTGATGAAGCCCTCCCTCTTTTGGTTGAGCATTACAAAGAAGTTTATCAATTCAAAGACATCCCGCTCAAACCTGATTTCATAAAATACAAACAAATTGAAGAGGTTGGTTTAATCAGGACATTCACGGCAAGGGACAATGGGGAGTTGATAGGGTATGCTATTTTCGTTGTTCATAATCACCTTCACCATAAGTCAAGTTTGCAAGCGATTCAGGATTTGCTTTTTATCAAGAAAGACAAGCGCGGATTCGGAAAGGATTTTATCGCTTGGTGTGATGAACAGCTGAAACTTGAAGGTGTGCAGGTCGTTATGCACCATGTTAAGATTGAACATGACTTTGGAAGTTTATTGGAGCGGAATGATTATAAAATGATTGAAAGAGTTTATGCTAGGAGGTTATATGACTGAACTAGCTACTACATTGGCTATAATAGCGGCGATAGGAATAGAAAAAGGAAAAGAAAAAAAAGCAAGCAAGCAAGCAAAATCAGCATCTGATGAACAAGCCAAAAGACAGCAGCAATTAGAATCCCAGCTTGCGGCTAAAAATGCCGGTGAAGCAGGTGATAAAACAAGAATTGCAACTGAAGCGAGATTGAGGCAAAGGCAAGCGGCTTTATCAGGTTTAGGACGGCGTGGCACTGTTCTCACTTCGCTTGGCCAGACAGGCGGGTTTCAGGGAACACAAAAGACGTTGCTCGGAGCCTAAATGCCTCTCTACGAAACCAGCACAAGGAAAGAGTATACGAAGCGTGAACTGTGCGAAGCACTTCGTTCGCAAATGGAATCAGAGCGGTCAACATTCGTTTCCCATTGGCGTGAAATTCAAGGATATATTCTTCCGCGTAGAGCGAGATTTTTTATCACCGATGTTAATAAAGGTGATAGGCGAAATCAAAAAATTATTGATTCAACAGGAACGCTTGCCGTTAGGACGCTTCGTTCAGGCATGATGGGCGGCGTGACATCTCCTGCGCGTCCTTGGGTTCGATTGACTGTTTCAGACCCTGATCTTGCTGAGAATACGAATGTGAAGTTGTGGCTTCACACGATTACGGGAAGAATGATTGACATCATGCTGAGGTCAAATCTCTATAATTCGCTTCCGATTCTTTATGCTGACATGGCAGTTTATGGGACTTCAGCTATGCTGGTAGAAGAAGATTTTGATAATGTGTTTAGGACTTATGTGTTTCCAATCGGCTCTTACATGATTGCCAATGATGATAAGTTGAGGGTCAGAGTATTTTTCAGAGAATTTAGAATGACCGTTAGGCAGTTGATTGAGCGGTTTGGAATCGGGAATCCGAATACGGGTGAATTTAATTGGGGTAATTTCAGCATTACCATTCGCGATTTATACAACCGTGGCATGATGGAAGCATGGATTGATGTCTGTCATGTGATTAAGCCGAATGACAACTATGACCAAAGAAAACTTGAGTCAAAATTTAAACGCTACGTTAGCTATTATTATGAAAAAGGATATGGCAATCAGCAGGTTCAATTTGAAAAAGATGATATTTTTTTAAGGGAATCGGGTTATGACTTATTCCCTGTCCTTTGCCCCAGATGGGAAGTGACAGGAGAGGATGTCTATGGAACTTCATGCCCAGGAATGGAAGCACTGGGAGATATTAAGCAGCTTCAAGTTGAACAAAGAAGAAAGGCACAGGCGATTGAAAAAGGAATTAACCCTCCGATGGTTGGGCCGACTGCATTAAAAACAGCCAAAGTAACCATTCTTCCCGGTGATATTACATTCACAGATGAGCGTGAAGGCGTGAAGGGTTTTCGGGCAGCGCATGAAATCAATTTAAACATTCAGCATTTATTGATTGATATTCAGGATTTAAGACAAATTATCAGCCGCGCATTTTATGAGGACTTGTTTTTAATGCTGGCTCATAGCAATAGACGCGAGATTACCGCTACGGAAGTAGAGGAAAGGAAGGAAGAAAAACTGTTTGCATTGGGTCCGGTACTTGAACAATTAAACCAAGATTTACTTGACCCATTGATTGATTTGATATTTAATTATAT